TGTGTGCCTGTCAGTGTAGCTACGGTAGAATCAATAGCAAAAGTTACAGCATTACCACTACCACTTGTATCAATACCTGTACCACCTGTAAATGTTAGGGATTCAGAATCTAAATCAATACTTAATGCACCACCTGTATCTGCTTGAAAGTCTAAGTCTTGAGCAGTTACCTGAGCATCAATATATGTTTTAATAGCCTTAGCAGAAGCCAAAGTATCATCACTAGCTGAAACAGAAGATAAGTCTGTATCAACAGAAGTTACACCAGTAGAAGAACCAATAACTAAAGTATCAATATTAGCAGTACCATCGAGATACAAATCTTTAAACTCTAAAGAACCTGTACCTAAGTCAATATCATTATCGGTGACGGGAACAATAGCACCATCTTGAAATCGAAACTGTTCTACAGGACTAGAAGCTACTTCTACAAATACACCAAATCTATTATTGGATGTATCTGAAACTATTTTATTATTAGCATCTAAGTCAGCAATAAGCGGTACGTAACCACCTTCACCAGCAGTACCATCATGTTGGTGTCCTGTTGATGCAGCAAATGCAGCTTCTACCTGATTAAATTCATTATTAAAGTGACTTGCTTCAATAACTGAACCGTCAGTAATACTAGCTGATTCCTGCCTTGTATATGTTGTTCCCATTTATCTTCTACCTCCGGGTATAAATTCTAATTGATATCCTTTAAAAGATATCGGTAAGTTAGATGAAAAGTCTTCCACACGTAATGCTACTGTAAAGCCACTTCCTTCTACTGATTGTCGTACTAAGTTTGCACCTGATGAACCATAAACAGCAGTTCCATAGGTAGATGCACTTAATCCATAAACTGCGATACCTGCACCTGTTGATAATGTATAGGCATCAGGTTGAGGAACTTGAGGGCTATCAAAATCATAACGTACTTTAAAGTTTGCACTAACATCACCTTCATTCTCATAGTTCCAAATAACTCGTTGCATACTCTTTCTGATACCGGGGTCTCCCATTGTCATATCAGGAGTTCTATAGAAAGCATCAATAGTCTTGGTTGTAGATGCTCGAGTAAAAGAACTACCAGACTCTTGTTGATAGATGTATCCATCATATCCACCTGATATGATTGTTTCATTTCCACTGATAAAGTCAGAGTCAGCAGATGATGTTTTTAAACCAATAATTTCAGAGTATTCAAATCCTGCCCCACCTTCAGGTTGACCTTTGATAACGCAGATTAATCCTTTAGCTGCATTTTCTGATTGGTCAGCACTAGTAGGGTAAAACAATCGATATTGTGATTTATTTCTAATAACGAGTGAATTAATATTGTGAGTAGTAATCTTATCAATAATTTCTTGTACTTGTTTAGATATTGTACCTAATTCTACGTCACCGATTCTATCTGTACCGGCAATTGTTCTTAATCCGTCTGGGGCTAAGAAAATAACATCACCACCAAATTCTTGAATACTTCTACCGTCTAAACATCCAATCTTTCTAGTGACAGGCTGTAATTGAAAGTCTGCAGAAGATGTTCCTACAATCTTGAATATTTCATCATTGCAAAAAATAAAGATGCTATCACGGAAAACTTTGAGTCCTACTACAGGAGAATCTACTCTTATTTCACCGCCACCATTACCTGTTGTAAAATCATTAGTACCAAAAGGTGACATAAATTTAACAGAATGAGGATTACTAGAATCACCTGAAAAAAAGATATGATTCTTAAATACTTCTACATATTTAAAATTAGCACTACCTGTTGCATTAACATTAGTTACAGTATAACTGCTGTCAACGATTCTGGGTGTTGATGTCCCAGAACAAATAATAATGTTATCAGTACCATCAAAATTGAATTTTCTAAACTCATAGTTCTGTGTAGGTGTTCCTAATCCTGTAATTAAACTTGTCCAACTTCCTGAGCCACTAGATGCATAATGGATACTTCCTCCTCTTCCTGCTAATACTACATCATTAAAGATAGCAGAAAATACTACACGTTCTGTTGATGAAGAAACAAAAGGAACAACATTAGTATTAAACTTTGTTGTACCTAATATTTTTTTATATCCACCAGCAATATCAGGTTCAAAGTTTTTTAACTCTAAAGCTTCTCCCGGAGACATAGAAAATACATCTCTGTTAAGAACTAACCCTCCTGAGCAACTAACAACTGCAGGTGCTATGTTAGAAGTATCTGGCATTATAGGTCAGTCAAACCCCCTGAAGATATAGTATTAAGATTAACTCTTAAATCTCTCACATAATCAGGTTTGTTTAACATTTCTATTCTAATTCTTTTTACTCCATCCTCATATTCTGCATTAGCAATATTTGCCATCGGTACATCAGAACGTAATTTATAAAGATAATATTTTGCTCTATTAACTATGACATGACGATATCGAGTAGGTAATAAAGGTTCATCATCATACGCACTTAAATCTGTGTGTGTTTTAAAATATTCATATACAATAGTGTAAGTATCTTTATCAGGTACGGGAGTTAAACCAAAACTTGTATGGTTTTGTGTGCGATAAACTCTTTCTGGTTTTTTATAAGTAGTATCGATATCAAAATCTCTATGTGTGCTTTCTCTTAAAAAATCATCATAAGCAACATAACGTAATTTATAAGGTTGAAAGTCTTCAGCTAGTTTTACAAAATCGACATAGTAATCAGCACTAGCACTATTAGATAAACCAATATAAATAGTAGAAACGGTGGGAGTAAATAAAGCTGTATAAACTTTACCTTCACCTACAAAAGTAGGAGTAACTTCTTGATTAATAATACTAGCATCACCTGAAGAAGTTCCTATTTTAACAGTCACTGGTCCACCTAATATTCTTACTGCTAATTGATAGGGTCTATTAGTAGTGACGGTAACTGCTTGAGTAACTTCTGAAGCATTTAACTTTATTCTTCCATTACCTAGTGATGAATACTCTGGTGAACCTGATACAGTAGTCCAGTTAGATATATCACTGGTAAACTCTGGATTAGATACAACTTGTTTAGGCTTTAGATAAAAAGATTCAAAATCTACTTTACGCATATCTGCGGGTAAGGTATATTCTTGTTGTCCTACATTTGTATCCTGAGTAGTCGATGTGTGTAACCATGCCCACTCTACTTCTGCATTATATAAATCAGAAATAGCTTTATTAACAAAACCTTTAACAGAAGTCTGAACACCTCTACTAGCTGTAAAATTTGTGCTAGTGAGTTCTACTTCATTCAGTTCTCTTAAGACATTGTTACATAAAGTTAAATAATTCATCTATACCCATTTCCTTTTTTGTTGACGTTTCTCTCTGCTTTCTTTTTCGGCAGTAGAAACTTTAATTAAACCTTTCTTTTCTAAAGTATCTCTTTCTCTATACCCTTGTTGTACCATTTTACCTAAATGGTCTCTTAATTTGTTTTCATTGCTATCTAAAATACGAAGCATATTAGTAGCAGCAGGTATTCTAATTATATTTTTAGTAAGGGGTTTATCTCTATCTTCATAAGATAAATTTTCTTCCCACACTTTACCTGTCTTTGTATTTTCGTAAATATATATTGGCATTATGGTAAGTTTAAAGGGGGAATAAATCCCCCTTTATTATTTATTAATTAAGCAAATGTTGATGTTTGTGAATCAGTATCAGATAGTGTACCACCATCGTCTAATGAAATAACACAAGCCCATACTCTAATTTTAGAGTCTACTGCTGCTGTAGCAATAGTACATCTAATAGCATCTGCTGCTGAGTATGCATAGTTAGCATCCAATGTCGTTTTTTGTCCAGTTGCTGTTTGTACAACTGCTGCAACATATTGGTCTGGGTCAACACTATCACCTAGTGCTACAGTTCCTGTACCAGTACCTGCAGTTAAGATGTCATAACCTGCTGCTAAAACTAGTGAGTTAGCAGGAATAGGTAAAACATCAAAGGTGTCACCAGAAGCGTTAGTAGTAGAAGAAAAATCTACTACGTCTGATATTACTCTTGGAATACTAGAACCCCTTTTAGCAGGGATGTTAGTAGAAGTAATATTACTGTTATAATCAGTCATAATATTTTTCCTCCTCTATTAGTCGATTAAAATATGCTCAGCAAGTAGAGCATCAGTTCTTAGTACTTTTCTTCCGAAAACGTGTAAACCACGTACAACGTCAGCAAAAGAATCAGGGTCTCTTACAACTTCAATCTTAGCAATGTGATTTGCTGTTGAAGCAGCAGACATATGACCTGACATTACCTTCTCATAGTTATTTGTTGAAGAAGCAGGTAAGTTATTGCTCATGTAAAGCATAAAACCACCAATGTTTCCTTCATACACTTTACCATTTCTTAGAACGCCATTAGCGTCTCCTGAGAAACGAGTGTCAAGTAACTTAGAGTCAGTTTGCTGTAATTGCTCATAAAAAGCAGGTGAAGCGACAAACCATCTGTTTTCAAATGGAATATCTGCTGCATTTAGTCTCTTAGAGTGATTTGCCATTAAGTTTAATGGGTCAATCTCAGAAGTACCAAAACCAATATCTTGTCCTGAACCGTCTGTACCAATAGTAGTACCTGCGTTTGAGAACATATTTGATAATACGTTTTGGTCATATGAGTTTTTAAGAGCATATGCACCAGAAGAAGTTGCAACACTTTCAAAGTTAATGTGAGAGTGTCTCTCTTCGATGTCGTCTACTTTAAATGCAAACGCACTAGCTTGGTCAACAACCAAAGTAATTTGGTCATCAGTTAAGTCTTGTGGGTTTACAACTGAACCTCTTGTGTAAGACTGTACGCTTACTACAGGTTCTTTGATAATTTTCACAGTGTCGCCAAAATTTTCAATCTCTCCAGCATAATCTGTATTTGTGATATCCTCAACAACAGACGCTCTTCTGAAGAACTTTTGAACTTTTTGACTATATATCTGTGGGATAAAATTATCGTTTGGCAAGTTTCCGTAACCGGAACTTCTTGATACTGCCATGTTATTTACCTCCTAAGGTTATGTTTATATATAGTTAATTAAGCGGTGATTCTTCCTTCTCTTTTAGCAAGGTCAATTTCACTTTCTAACTTATCAAACTCATGAGGTTTAAGTTTAGAGATTTCTTTTAGACTCCAGACTTTCTTTTCTTTCATCTTATTTTCATCTCCTACTCTTGTTTTGGTTACAGCTTTTGCTGCTTCCATTTTAGCTTCCGCACTAGATACTTTTGCTTTTTTAGATAACCCTCTGT